GGGACTTCCGTCCCAGCAGGCGATTTGCCGTCTGCGAAGCAGACAACAAAGCCTATACGGATCGAGTCCGAGAGGATAAGTGATGTAAGTGGCCCGTGAGGGAACACTGACTTGATGCTCTGGTTGTTAACCGGAATTCGGGTCAGGTGGTAACTTTGTTGACCTGTGAGCTCCTACAGCGGTTGCATTCATTATGCCCCGCGCCACCGAGATTGGGTAGTACATACCATGGATCCAAAGGATCTTTTGGCTAGTATTCTAACCTTCCTCGTTCCCCGCCTGGAAGGCGGTGGTGCTGAAAGATAAGAAGGCCTTACCGTAAGGTAAGGTACTTCCTTCATTCCAGAACGCTTAGAACGAAAGCTCGAAGCTAGTAGGGACCAATCTCCTAAAGAGAAACCTCGCGAGATGCGAGGCCGGTTAGCGAAATGCTGACTGGGTTGGTCTAGGTTGGGTAGCTCCATCCAAAGATGAAGGTCCCGTAAAGGGATAGAGGGTAGCCTCTAATGAGGTGTATAGGTAGCTTTGGATTTCGTAAGCAGTACCAGGTTATGCCTTAATCCGTGAGGATTATCGCTAGAAGGCGTTCGCCGAAAACCATCACGAGTAATTGTGATGGGGGGCCTGAGATTTGTGTTCGATAATTTCTTAGCGAACCTAAAGGTGTTAACTCCACCGACCCTACCAAGGGTGCCTGCAGCCCTCTTCGGAGGAAACTGAAGGATCAAAAGAGTTATTAGCAGCATCATCGACACTACTAATAATGAAACACTTAAAACTAAGTTCTTTAACAAGAACCGTTAAAGGTGCCGCTTTTGATTGGCAGACCACTGTAAAAGGTGGTCGCGCCTTGGGTGCAGCTCTCGCAAGAGTTCTGCACTTAAGGGATGGAGGAATCACTGCTCGATGGTACACAGCTACAATGAGCTTCGCGAAGTTCGTGGTGCGCCTGCAACGATCAGGTGGCTGGTTGTATGTGGTCAAGTATCTTAAGGCGTGCGCTGTTTTACTACAGCAAAGCGCCGGCGGACAACGAACCCATAATACACAGGCACTAGGTTGCGCGGTTGCACGGACACGCGGGTTGGGCATACCTCGTGTGATACCCGCAGTGATGCGGAAAAGTATTGCCTCAGGTGATCCCTGGGTAATACGAATCTGGTTGACTTACTTCCAGTTATATCGAGTAATCGAAATTCCTGGAAAACTAAATCTTAAGTCCATAACGGACCCCTCCGCTATGGACCCAGGTTTCCTAAGAGGGTGGATCTCCTTCTTAAATGACTGGCTACCTTTCTTCTTTCGTGAAGTTGGGTATAACCAGTTAGCCACTCTTTGGTCACGACGTCGAAGCCGGACGGTAACGTTCGGAACCACGGGAGCACCGACGGATAGCTTAATTGCTATTACGTCCTCTCTCGTCGCGTCGTGGATGACCTTCAAGTGGGAAGGGATTTCTTGTGACCTAAAACCCAAACTCCTAGCGATCCTGAAAGGGGGACCTAACACTGGAGGTGTCCATGAGCAATCATGGCTCGATGGCCGAACCGTGACGAAGAAATCACGGACCGGGAAACAGGTTTCGTGCCTTTCGGCAACGAATACCGGTGCTCTATTCACTGATTTAACTCAGTGGGCAGAGTTCCATCCCGAGTTGTACGTAAAACTACGACTCTGGTTGGACATCGTCGGAGACCGCGTAATACGCCGTCTCTTCACCTTACAGGCTAGATTAGTTCCTTGGATCCGGACGAAAGTCCAGACCGAGGACTATAATCCTTTCAAATTCCCAGGAATGGGAAGACCGCTGGGACTAGGAAAACTAGGTTACAAGATCGAACCAGCAGGTAAGATCCGTGTATTCGCTATGGTGGATAGCATAACGCAGTGCGTGATGAAGCCCGTCCACGACCTTCTATTCTCGATTCTGAAAAGGATCGAGGTAGATGGGACCTTTGATCAACTCAAACCGGCCAAAAGGCTAATCACCTTAGGACATCGGAAGTTTTGGTCATTGGATCTATCGTCTGCGACGGATCGCTTCCCATTAGCGCTGCAGCATGTGGTTCTATCGGTCTTAATTGGGCCGAAACTGGCGGAGCTGTGGGCTTCCCTACTTGTGGACCGACATTACGTCGCACCCACTCGTCTTCCTGACGGAACGGTAGCTTACCGTTCTGAGGATGGGAAACCGAGAGGTCTGCTCTACGGAGCGGGTCAGCCCATGGGGGCTTTAACCTCATGGGCAGCTTTTAGCTTAACCCATCATATCCTAGTCCAATTCGCCGCGTATAGAACGGGGTTCAGAGGGTTCTTCAAGGACTATTGTCTCCTTGGTGACGATATTGTGCTAGCCAATGCACAAGTAGCCTTGGTTTACCAAGACTTACTCCTAGAGATAGGTGTAAGTTATGGGCTGGCGAAGTCCCTTATTTCGTCTACCGGGGGCTTTGAGTTCGCAAAACGAACTTTTGCCCACGGGAAAGACGTTTCAGCACTGTCACTTAAGGCCATTGGGGCAGCGAAAGCTGACCACTCTGTCCTTGAGTCGGTGTTGACTCGTTTTGGGGTAAACCATCCGCTAATGGAAACATTACGGGTGGCCTCCAAAGTCCTAGGCTATGGCTATAGAGCACTAGCACGGCTACCAGCCGTGTTGGCCTCTAAGTCGCGTCTCCAAGGTCTTGCGATCCTCCTATCTCGTCCAGGTTCGCCATGGGGCCTTTCCGTAATGGATTGGCTCCTACAGCAAGAGCCCGGGCTAGCCAAGGAGGTACCAATTGAGGTTCTCCAAGCAATTGGGGAACGCCTGTGGGATTCCCTCAAGGCGAAGACAGGGGAGTCGTTACGAAAACATCGGGAGGGACTTGCAAAAGTCACCTATCCTGATGCAACGTACGGTGGAAACATCGACAGTTGGTTTGACAATGATAATCTCCAGAGTGAAATCTGGAATATATACGTTGCCTTACCGCTGATCGGCGAACTGAAGATCAAATTGAAGGCCCTCCAGGAAGACCTAGATGCCCTTGACAGACCGTCTTTAGACGATCTCAATGAGATCTGGCTCCGTATAGAGGAGGTTCGGGATGCTATCGCTAGCATTCCGACTACTCCAAACTTCTTTGAACGAAGTTCAATTGACTTCGGAGGAGTGAAGCGGTCGGCCCTAATTAGGACCTTCCGCTCAGTACGGGGCTGGCTGAACACTGAGTTGGCTCGGCTTGTCGCAGAACGATGTCTAGGGATCAAACCGATGGCAATGGCTGTGCAAGATGGGCCGACGGAGGTAGGATTTGTGATCGTACAACCGAAGGTTGAGGCGGACCCGTTGACACGAGAGGAACGGCTAGAATTGCCGTTCGCATTCGGGGAAGGTATGTCCTTCGGGATACACCCCTCGGTGCAGCATCTTGTGAAGCCAGGTCCAAAACTTCCAACGGGGCCTACGCTAGCGGAAACTCCTCCAGCGATTGAGACACCTTTGGGACCCAACGTCAACCAGACACGAGAGTCTGGGACCCCGGTGTTCCCGGAGCAGTTCGTCCAAATGTCACCCAACGGTGATGGGATCATTACCCAAATGGTAATGACTCCGTCAGGTGTTGTACCTTCTGTTAAATACCTTATCGCGTTGGAAAACGCGGAGGGTAATATAGAGAAAGTAATCTTTACGGAGAAAGATATCCATCTGGATGGTGTTCATTTCGATGAGAGGATCTCGTACGCCAGGGCGTTGAAGCTCCTGGACCCCGCTGCGAAAGCAAGGGTCCTCGAGACGATACGAACTGAGCAATATGAGGAGATGTAATATCTTACATCGCTAAGGAGCGCGTCTTAGACACTGAAGACGTTTACCATAATCAGTACCTTTTGTGGTTGATAGGAAACAATAATCAACCCCGGGAAAGAATGCCCGGCGGTACCGACTAGGTATCGGAAGGGTGGGACTCGATGCGTCGATACTACTCATTCTCCAGGATAAGTTGCCCTGAAGACTTTCGTAAGGAAACGAGCGAAAGATGCCAAAATAAACCAACAACCTCTAGAGCTCTTCGAAAGAAACTCTCGAGTTCATTGTTGATCCCTTAAGGCCTCTCTCAAAACTCAGATCAGACTGAAGTCTACTGTGTATCTTTAGACCGCTCGCGAGCAGTCCAGGAGAACTAAACCATCTTCTGGCTAAGGACCTCCATTTAGGGAAAGGGCGCAAAGCGTCCCAATCCTACAAAGAAAC